TGAATCAGCTCCTCTGCGTCGTCGGCAGGATTCCAGCTCGAATGCTGGCGCAACTTCAGAACGTTCGCGAACTTGTGCGTGAGTGACGTTCCCACAGGCGAGCCCGCCTGCATACCGGCCAGCACGCACGCCGTGAACGGTGGCAAGAACTCCTGCCGCTCGCCCGCCGTGTTGAACCGCTCCATTGCCTGCCCGACCAGGCGCACGTGCCGCGTGTTCAGATCCACAGCCTGCGTCTTGTACTCGGCCTTCGTGGGCACGTTGTTCAAAGCGCCCGTCAAGGCACCCAGCACCGCATCCCGCTCCGAACGACCGACGCCACCCATGTACTGACAATGGGCCTTGATCGCTGCGTGCACAGCAGGGTCGCCCGTCAGGGCCACCAGCGTGTTCACGCGTACCTTCTTCAGCACGTCAATGGCGGCCTGCCAATCCCCAAAGGTTGCCGTGGGAATGCCTTCCTGCCCGGAAACAGACGATCCCTCGTGCCCACCGGCCAGGAACACGGGCGAGGCCGTGTTCGATGGAGGCCCGCTGGCCACGCTGCCCTTGCTGGCCACCACCAACACCGACTGCGCGTTCAGCGTCTCGATGATCGCGTGGAGCGTGCCCGTGACCGTCATCACCGCAGGGTCCAGCACGTTGACCGCCGTTTGGCGATCCAAGTCCGCACTCGGGAACACCGTCGGATTCGGGACAGACACGGCCATCGTGTAACCGGGGCGTCCATTGAACAGATCGGCCAGTTTCTGAATCGTCGGGTAGCTCGTGTACACGGCATCCACCGACGTGCCCGAAATCGTGAGCGTGCGGGCAGCAGCCAACTCGCCCAACGCCATCCCGTTGATGCGGGACCACGCGGCGACGCCTGCAACCGGCGTGGCTCCGTTGAGCTGGATCGTCTCGGTCTGAAACGCGCCAGCCGCCGACAGCCCGAACAACGTCACACGTGCCGTCGAGGCCGCGTCAGCCACGTACGAAACAGCGCCCGTGACAGCGTGGTCCACAGTGAACTCCACGCCAGCCTCGGTCCCCGCAGGGGCGATAGTGGCGATTGTCGTGCCCGCTCCGTCGTTGCGAATCGTGAGCGTGCCCACTAGGACGCCGCTGATCACCTCTGCCCCGTGGAAAGAATTCCACGTAACCAAGGTGTCCACAGGAGTCACGCCGTTCAGCGTGATCACGGCAGACTGCGTGCCGTTGGTGCCGTTGGTGCCGTACAGGCGCACCTGCACGCCCACGTCAGATGCGCTGCTCGACAGGGATTCGATCACCTGCCCAGCCGTCACCTGATTCGTCACCTCATTGTTCAAGCCAATCTGCGTGCGCGTGAACAACGTCTTCAGGCGGGCAGCTTCGATGCTTGCCGTCAACGTCGTGAACCCGTCGGCGGGCGTAGCGGCCTCGTACTGCAACGTGAACAGCGTATCGCCGCCCACGTCGTCAAACGTCTCCACAGTGGTTTCCAGGGTCAGCGTGATCAGCTTGCCCTGCGTGGTTCCGTTTGCGATCTCCACCTGGATCTGATTCGTGAAGTTGCCCCAGTCCGCAGACGACAGCACCAGCGACTGCCCATCGGCGTTGCTGAAGCTCGCCGATGCCTTCGCAGCCGGGTTGACCTTCACAAAAACCACTTCTTGCGCACCCGCGTTGATCTGCTCGTCAGCAGACGGGTCAAACAGCATGCCGCCTGCCTCGCGCAGATCGCCCTCTCGGAAGAACTGGCGCACCTGCGAAGGTTTCGTCGCCACCTGCAAATTGCCCTTCGCGTCCGACACGTCCACAGCGTTGTAGGGCTTTCCGCCCTTGGCCATTCCCAGACACGCCACGATTCCAGAAGCGCCGAGCCCCACCGATTCGAGCCCGCTGGCATCCACCTCGGAGTAAGAACCAGGAACGCTGATTACGCGCCCGTTGAAAAAAATTGAAGTCGCGGCCATTGGTTTTTCTCCTCGTTACACGTGTCGGTTCTGGAAAAGCTCAAATTCAGCTGCCCACACCTCACGTGTGTTCAGCGCGCCCTCGGCGAACTTGCGCCGCATCTCGTACAAAAACCCGGCAGTTTGTTCCCACCGCATCTTCCGGATGCGTACCCACTGGCGTGCAGTGCACGTGTAGACCGACTCCGCGGGCCGACGCGATACGCGAACGGGTTCCGGCGCAGCCTCGACAGGCTCTGCCTCCGTCACCGCTTCCCAAGTTGGGGCGTCAGCAGTCTCGCTCTTTTTCCGCATGTTTCCGATCCCAGTAATCGTCAATCGTCGTCGTGGTGAGTAACTTTCACGCCAGCCTTCACACTGCCAGCCCCCTCCGTAACCCCACCGCCATCGTCCACGTGAATGCCACGCACCTTATCCGCACGCAAGCCAGTAGCAACGGACTCCACCCAGGTTTCGTCCGTTTCGAGCGTAACGGTCAACACGCGGACAAACACGTCGTGCGGTAGGTAACGGGCATCCGGTGCGAGATCCGCACCCGAAATCTGCACGTTGTCCAGGCTCTTGCTCAGCAAATAGCGGATCCGCTTGCGCAGCAGGTACTTCAGCAGGTGGTAGTAATACAGCGTCAAATCGGGATGATCCGCGATCACGAGGAAGTTGTACGCGTACTTCACGCGCACCACCTTGCACTCACCAGGCTTGCCGTCGGCGTCGAAAAACGGCATCCCATCCTCGTCCACAGGCGACCCGTCGTCCCCGATGTAGAAATTGGACTCGTTCTCGCTGGCCAACGTAAGCGCCCATTGCGGAAAAGGGCCCCCTTGCCGCGGGTACCCATGCGTCAGTGTTGGCGGCCTCGCCACGACGGGCATTCCGTCCAACGTGCCGCCTGCGAAATACAGGCGCGCTTGCTCGGCCTCCTCCTCCTCCAGCTCAACCTCCTCCAGCAGGAACTGCTTAAACCGACGCCCATTGTTCGCGGGCTCCGTGTACACGGCCAGCTCGTCCGCGACGGCAGAAAACAGAATGCGTTCGGCCATGCTCATGCGCTGGACCCTTTTAGCGCATTCTGCACAGCAGCCGTTACGATCTTCGGGGCGATCTCACGTATGTGCGTGATCACCTTGGTGGACAGCATTCGCGCAGAAATACCGGGGTGACGCCAGCCTTCAGGGTTTGCCTCGGAAATTGTACGGAACGTGACGTATTGCGCCTGCGTGGCCGACGCGTACGTCTTCGTCTCGCGCTTCATCCCCGCGTAAATGTCGGTTTTGTGATGCGGGGCCAGCTTGGGCACCCACTCCACCCCCGTGCGTGTCTTGCCGGATCGCACGGGCACGTAACCCGTTCCGGCCTTCGTGCCCAGCCGCTGCCCAGACTCCAGGACTCGCGCTCTCGCGTAGATCCCCTTGCCCAGGGAGGCCGCTGCGCTCTTGCTCATGACGCCCGGAATCCCCTGCGAGTGCTCGTGCTGCGGGCCCATGCGCGATCCCATTGCAGGTGCCGCGCTCCCCTTGGTCCCCGGCACCGAATGTCGGAACGGAATCGCCGCGTACTTCTGACCTTGTGCGTTGGTTTTGGCACGCGGTCCCCGCAGTATCGTTTCCCGCAGATCGTACCCCTTCAAGCCCTGCTCCACCGCGTTCGGCAACCACCCCTCCAACTCGATAACCCGCACGCCAGCAGCCTCGACGGCAACAGGCTGGATCCCGTTGATGTAGTCGCGCTTCGACGTGTGCAGCTCACGCTGCGCCAACACAATCCAATGCGCTCGCGCAGCTGCCGCCACGTCGTCGGCTACCACCGACGGAAACTCAGATCCCAGCAGCGCCAGCAACGTCGGTGGCAGCAGGTCTTCCAGTTTCACGTCAATCACACGTGAACCGTACCGCACTCATTCCGCGTTGACTAGATACTCCAGTTTCACCACGGCCTGCACGGGCAGGATCGTGAACTTTTGCGAAGGAATCCCCTTCCCGCCTTCCACCTGCGTATCGCGATACGCGTGCACAATGTCCATCACGATCCACACGGGACGCACAGTGCCGTGCACCACCAGGCGAGTACCCGTTGCGGGCCGCGCGGTAAACGCAGGGTGCCACTGAATCTCCCCGTCCACCGTCAGAATCCAATCGCGATTCTCCCTGTACACGGTGTCCACGCTCCGAAAATCGTGAACGCGCACCATTGGGTAGCGTAACCCCTGCTTGTTTCGATCTCCCACGACAGCAATCACGTCCCCGCCTGCGTAGTCAATGTGCTGCGCGTACACCATCTCGCTTTTCATCGCCGTCAACCGATCACGGTACCCAAGCCGGTTCCCGGCCTGCGTCGTGACCCGTGACGTGCCGAACACCCATTCCCCGAACTTCTCGAACACCTGCACGTCCTGAGTCATGCTCGTCATGATCGCCTTGATGCTTATGGCCTTTCCATCAGGGCTCACCACAACCTCGTTTCCGTACCGATCCTTTGTGCCGCCTGCGATCACAGTAGGCTCGGGCAAGAACAGATAGAACCCCGTGCCTTTGCACAGCGTGCACAAGATGTTCGGTTGCTCTGTTTGCACGTTGTTGCTGCATGGGCAGGGCGCACTACGCGACCACCAAAGATCGTACCCCTTGGATAGAATCGCTTGATCGTACTCCGTCGGATTGAAGTCCGCGCGCGGACGGTCCTTCACCGACGGTGGCAACCCAGTCGCAATTTCAGGTTTCAGATTTCCAACCATATGTAGCCGCCTCCGTCAGATGTTGCAGTCGTGCTGTAATGCGAATGCACACGTATGTAGGTGCGTCTGAATGCAAACGCAACAACCGGACGGGGGCGATCCATTGATGCCAGTGCTTCGTCGATTGAGGCCGTCAGCACGTCCGCCGCAGCATTCGCGATAGCCATTGCCTCGGCAGAACCCCCACGATCCGGATGCACAGCCAACGCTTTTTTCACGCGGGCAGCTTTGACCAGGGCACGCATTTCCGTGAAGGCAGCGCGAACATCAACTGTAGACGCGAGTGCTTCCAATGCTTCAAGCAGGTCCAGCTCTTTCGCAGCCGCGACAATTTGATCGTAACTACCGCGCATGCTTCACCCCAAAGGCGCGAGATCGATCCGCTTGTAGTACCGTTGCAGTGTCGGAATCACTTCCTTGATCTCCTTCGAGTACTGGATCAGGCGGGAACCGTAGCCCGCGTTGGTCGCGCTCGACGTGGTGTTCACCGACTGCGACAGGCCGTCGATTGAGATCGACTTGGACGCGATACCAGCACCTGCAATCAAATCGCCCGCGATGTTCAACGGACCGAACGAGGCCAGCTTCCCGATCAAATCGCGGATATCCATAGGAACTTGCCCGTCGGGAAAGCCTGCCGTGTAGTCCACCGACAGCATATTGGGCACGAAATCTCGGCCACTCGCGATGATCGGCAAGAACGATCCACCCGCCGTCAGCAGCATTTGAGACAGCGATCCGCTGGCCGGAACGATGTTCACCTGCCCCGAATCCTGCCGCACCTGGATCCACTCTGGCGGAAAGTCGATCACCGTCTGATTCGACGGCCACGTCACACGCACCTTTTCAACGCTGATCACCGGGCTCTCGCGCAGGTTGATGATCGTCCAGGCCACGTAATCGTTGCGGTAGTAGTCATACCGCTCGTCAACAAGCACAGTGGGCCTGATCCGAATGTCCAGCTTCCGCTCAACCCAGGCAATCGCCCACCGAATGCCCCACTCGAACAGCAAGTCCGGGAACGGCTCACCAGCGTCATTCGTGAGATCCACACCGAACAGGTACAGATCCTTGAGATCGCTCACGGTCATGATGTTGGCCGTGGATGCCTCGTCCCCCAGAATGGGCGCACTGAAATTCGACGCGTTCAGCGTACCCGAATTGAAGTACCGGGTTTTGTAGTAGTAGATGATGTCGCCGTTGGTGTCGT